TAACAAAGCCAAATACTTCATCATGTGTATTTTCATTGTTAATAAGACAAGGTAATGATACTGCTACTTCAAAACAAGTAGTTGAAACATTTTCAAACATATCATTAGATCCATTAGCTACAAATTATATTTCAAAAGTAATTGGTGATCAAGTACAAACAGTAAGAGGATCAGGAACTGGAGTTTATTTACAATCATCTGGATCTTATCCAAATGCTTCAAGATATGTAAGAGTAAAAGAAGTATTTGATCAAACTCCTAACTATTTTGATAATAATGGAGTAGCTAAAGATACATATACAGCTTCTATTCCAGTAGCCCAAAATGGAGCATTTGAGTTAGCAGTTGGTGATATAACAGGAAGTGGATCACCTTCAAATTTCTACCAAGCTGTAAATAATACTGATTCTCAAGGTTTAGTAGGTACAGATTATACAACAGCAATTAATCTACTTGCAAATAGAGATGATTTTAGATATAATGTAATTACATCCCCGGGCTTAATATTAGCAAATGGTACTACAGGAGCAGGTTGGACATCAATTCAATCAAATTGTGAAACAAGAGGAGATGCAATATTTGTAGGAGATTTAGTTAATTATGATGCTACAATAACACAAGTAACAGGACAAGCAGCTTCAGTTGATTCTTCATATGTAGCTACATATTGGCCTTGGTTACAAGTAATAGATCCAGATTCAAGAGAATTAGTTTGGGTTCCAGCTTCAACAATGATACCAGGAGTATATGCTTACAATGATAGAGCAGGAGAGCCATGGTTTGCACCAGCAGGTATTAATAGAGGAGGATTAGGAGCAGTTAATCAAGCAGAAAGAAAATTAACTAATACTAATAGAGATACTTTATATACTGGAAAAGTAAATCCTATAGCTTCATTCCCAGGACAAGGAATTGTAGTATTTGGACAGAAAACACTTCAAACTAAAGCTTCTGCTTTAGATAGAGTAAATGTAAGAAGATTACTAATTACACTTAAAAATTATATTTCTCAAATTGCTGATACATTAGTATTCGAACAAAATACTGCAGCTACAAGAAACACATTTTTAGCTCAAGTTAATCCTTACTTAGAGTCAGTACAACAAAGACAAGGTTTATATGCATTTAAAGTAGTAATGGATAATACAAATAACACACCAGATGTAATTGATAGAAATGAATTAATTGGTGCTGTTTATTTACAACCAACTAAAACGGCTGAATTTATTTACCTAGACTTTAACATTTTACCAACTGGAGCAACGTTCCCAGCATAAAAATGAAAAACAATAATATTTATAATAAAATAAAATAACATAAAAAATGGCAGTATTAGATCCCAACGAAATATTTTTCACCGCTTTTGAACCAAAAGTAGCTAATAGATTTATATTGTATGTTGATGGTATACCATCGTATATAATTAAAGGAGTTAGTGGAATGGGGTTCGCGCAGGATGAAATAGTATTAAATCATATAAACACTTATAGAAAAGTAAAAGGTAAATTAAGATGGAATGATTTAACAATGGAATTATTTGATCCAATTACCCCTTCAGGAGCTCAAGCAGTAATGGAGTGGACAAGATTACACCACGAATCAGTTACTGGTAGAGATGGTTATTCTGATTTCTATAAAAAGGATTTAACTATTGATGTGCTAGGTCCTGTAGGTGACGTAGTATCAGAGTGGATTATTAAAGGTGCTTTTATAAAAGATGCTTCATTTGGTGACATGAATTGGGATGATGACACTACTGTAATGAATATTTCACTAACAATAGGAATGGATTATTGTGTATTAAATTTCTAAAAGAAAATTTATATATTTTACATTTAAGCTTGGCATACGTCAAGCTTTTTTGTATATTACATATGTATAACAAAATTAAGTTATTAACAAATAAAAACTATGTCTGAATCAAAATTTAAATTCCCAACAGAAGAAGTAGAATTACCCTCAAAAGGTCTATTATATCCTGAAGGTCATCCATTAAAATCTGGAAAGATTGAAATGAAATATATGACTGCTAAAGAAGAAGATATATTAACAAATCAAAATTATATAACAAGAGGTATTGTTTTAGATAAATTATTACAATCTTTAATTGTTACTAATGTAGAACTTAAAGATATATTAATTGGTGATAAAAATGCTATTTTAATTGCTTCTCGTATATTAGGGTATGGTAAAGATTATAAAATTAGATATAAGGGTCAAGAACATACTGTAGATTTAAGTTTATTACAAAATAAAGAGCTTGATGAGAAATTATTTAAGGGTGGTAAAAATGAATTTGATTGGGAATTACCATCATCAGGAACTAAAATTACATTTAGAATACTAACTGATGGTATAGATAAACAAATTGAGGAAGAGATTAAAGGTATTCAAAAAATTAATAAATCAGCATCACCTGAAATTTCAACAAGAATGAAACATTTAATTACTTCAGTTGAAGGTGATTCATCTGGTAAAACTGTTAGAGACTTTGTTGATAATTATCTATTAGCTAGAGATTCAAAAGCATTAAGAGATCACATAATAAAAATCCAACCTGATATAGAGCTAAAAACCCAGATTGAAAATGAGTTTGGCGAGCTTGAAGAAATAGATGTACCAATTTCTTTAAACTTTTTTTTCCCTGACGCCAACTGAGGCAGCAGAATATAGAAGTAATATTTTTTCTCAAATCCACGAAATAGTATTTCATGGTAAAGGTGGTTATGATTGGGATACTATCTATAATATGCCTATATGGCTTCGTAATTTTACATTTAAAAAGATAGATGAATTTTACAAAAAACAAGCTGAAGCTTCAAAACCTACTAAGAAAAATAATATTGATTTAGCAAATCCAGATAAATCTAAACTTCCTAATAAGAAAACAATATCCCCTCCTACATATGTTACGAAAGCATCGAGAAAATAATATTTTCTAATATTTATAATAAAATATCTCCATGGCTAAGAAAACTAAAGCTCAAATAGATGCTGAAAAAAGTGCTAAACAAACAGCAATAGTTGTTGAAGATGCTTTAAGAAATATTGCTGATAGAGTAGGTACTATATTTAAAGAAGCTCTTGATTCAACAGATAATGTTGCTAAATCTGTTGCAAAAGATATAACAGGTTCATTAAATTCTTTAGCTAAAGTATCAAAAGATTTAGCAGATGCTAGTACAAAAGCAGCTGAGGGAGCTTTTAAACAAGCTGATGCCACTAAATTAATTCAACAAAGACAAGCCAAAATCAGAGCAATTGAAGCCCAAATGGCTATTTCAGTAAATAAAAAATCAAAAGCATATAAAGATTTAAATAATGATTTAGAAGAAATAAAAGGTTATAGTAAAGAGTTTTCTGATGAAATTAATAAACAACTAGCTTATTCAAAACAATTTAATAAACAATTAGCAGGAACTGGAGTTATTTTAGGAGGACTTTCAAATCTATCAGAAAAAATAGGTTTAGGAGCTTTAACTGATACATTTGAAGAAGCATTAACAGCAGCAAAAGACGTAGTAGATGTAACTGGGGGGTTAGGCAATCAATTTAAAGTATTAGGAACAGCTTTAGGATCATTAGGTAAAAGTTTTTTAAGTTTCCTTACTTCTCCTTTAGCAATAATTGGCCAATTAGTAGTAGCATTTAAATCATTATTATCTTTAGGTACAGCTTTTGCCCAAAAAACAGCTGACATAGGAAAATCCTTTTTAGGAATGGGTCGTAATAGTGGAGCTGTAGTTGAAAATTTAAAAAGTATGACGACTGGTACTGATGGTTTGTTTTTAAATTTTGAAGAAGCTAAAAAAGCATTAGAAGGAATGAATTCAGCTGCGGGAACGCAAGTAATGCTATCAGAAAAACAAGTTAAAGCATATCAAGAATACTCACATTTTTTAGGTTTAAGTGAAGAAGCCACTCAGGGATTATTTAAAATTTCAACACTATCAGGACAAAGTTTTGATACCGTAGGGGATAGTATTGGGGGAATAGTAGAAGGATTAAATATATCAAATGATTCATCAATTAGTTTAAATGATGTATTAAATGAAGTTGCATCAGCATCAGCAACTTCAATGGCTAATATAGGTAATAATCCAGAGGCATTAGCAAAAGCAGCATTTGAAGCTAAAAGATTAGGAATGACATTAGATCAAATAGCTGCTGCAGGTGAAGCTACTTTAGATTTTGAATCTTCTATTGCTAATGAAATGGAAGCTGAGTTATTATTAGGTAAAAACCTTAATTTAGAAAAATTAAGAGCTGCTTCATTAACTGGGGATGAAACTACTGTAGCAAAAGAAATGAATAGAATTCTTGCAGAGAACTATGATACTACTAAAAATAATAAAATTGCACAGCAAGCTTTAGCAAAAACTTTGGGTATAAGTGTAGATGAAATGCACGAAATAAACCGAGTCCAACAACTCCAAAATAAATTATCTCATTTTGGTGCTGAAGATAGGATAAAAGCTGAAAAAGAAGTAAATAGATTAATGGCTAAAGGCTACTCAGAAAAAGAAGCATTAGCTAAAATAGCAAAAGAAAATTTAGAAACAGTAATAGCAGAAGGAGAAACAGCAGAAGCAGCTAATAGATCTTTAGAAAATGCAAAAGAAATATTTAAAAATTCTTTAGCTCCTTTAGCTGAAAAAGTTGCAACTGCTATAAGTAATCTTGTTCAAAACCCTACATTCCAAGGTTTTATATCTGGAATAGGAAAAGTTATAAAAACATTTTCTAAATTTATAGCAGAAAATCCTGTAATGTCTGCTATTGCGGGTGGTGGTGCATTACTTGGTGGATTTTTACTAAAAAAGAAATTAGGTTCCGGAGAACCTGGATCTCCAAATAATCCTTTATTTGTTAAATTAGCAGGAGCTGCAAGTTCTGCTATGGATTTTGTAAGTGGGGGTAAATTAAAAGGATTAGGTAAAGGATTAAAATCTGGAAAAATGTTAAAAGGAGCAGGTAGTTTAGCAAAAGGAGTACTTGGTAAAGTAGCAGCACCTTTAGCAATTGGAATGGCTTTGTTTGATGGTTTTAAAGGATTTAATGCAGATAAGAGTGCATCATTAGGAGATAAATTTAAAAATGCTGGTTCTAGTGCATTAAATGGTTTAAGCTTTGGTCTGCTAGGTAGTTCAGCAAGTGAAATATCAGCAAATGCTTCAGGAGGTGGTATTGTAACCCCATCAGCTATGGCAAGTACAACTACTCCAACAGCAACAGATTCAGATGTTGTTGTATTATTAAAAGAACTAGTATCAGCAGTTAAAGAAGGTGGTGATGTGTTTATTGATGGAAATAAAGTAGGTAAATCCTTAGCATTAGCAACCTCTAATATGGGGTAATATTTATAATAAATAATTAATTAATAAAAAATACAAAAATGGAAAATTCATTAGTAAATAGATTAGAAAAAGATGGTTCACCTTTATCAAAAGATAATGGGGCAACACCATCTATACCTGATTTTGCAATTTCAACATTACATAAAGAATACTCATTAGATTCTAATCCAGATAAATTATCAGTAAG